CCGTTTGCTCCTAAACCTGAAGCTCCAAAACCACCTAAAAAACGTACGTATAATTTAGCAATTTTTTGAGATACATAAATTCTCAGTCCTTCGTTTCCGTAAAGTGATGCAGGAATTAAATCTACAAGTCTTGCCATTTCACTGCTCACGTTTGCACTTGTTAAAGCTGCACCTGTTAATGGTGTACCTACTGCTGGTGCTGAACCTGCGATTAACTTCGCTTTAAGACCTAAATAAGAACCACTAACTGCTGTTCCGCTCCATATTGCAGTTTCTGTTGCAGCTGCTACTTTTTCAGCAACGTGTGCAATTAAGAAATCAGAAAACGTTTTAGGTAAAGTTCTAAAACCACTGTAACCCATTTCGGCAGTTTGCCAAGTTTGGAATAAATCTTTTTTACAAAGCTCAAGGTTTACTTGAAGTTCTTTTGTAGTTAAAACGCTTTCAGTAAGTGTTACGTCTCCTGTGTTTGTAAATGCACAAGAAGCATCAACTACGATTGAACCTGTTGCTACTTTTTGAATTACTTGTTTGTAAGCAACGTTTGGAAGTATTGTTACTCCACCTTGCTCTAATGTTGGTGCGCTTAATAAAGCTGCTGCGATATACTTACCGGCAAATTCTCCTGCGTAAGTAGTACCTGTTGTTACTAATGCCATTTTTTAATTTTTTTTAATTGTTAATACTTATTTTAAATTACTTATTTTTTCTAAAATTGAGTCCATTGTTGTGCGTGGTCTCTTTGAACCATATTGAAAGTGTTCAACTTCATTCGTGTTTTCAGGGTTAAACGCAATAGGTTTTACGTCTGCAAGTTCGGTTACTTCTGTTGTAACTTCGTTAACTTTAGACAACTTTTCTAATTGTGCTTTTAACTCTATATTTTCTGTTTTTAATTTTTCTATTTCTGCAAAGAACGTTTCTTTAACTACGCTTTCAATTGTCTTCTTTGCGCTCGGTGTTGCTTGTGCTTCAACTTCTTCTTCAACTTCTGGCGTTTCTTCAACAACTTCTTCTTGAGTTGCAACTTCTTTTATTTCTAAAATAATTCCTTCAACTTCTACTACTAAAATACGTCCGTCTTCTAATTCATATTCTCCAATCGGCACAGGAATTTTTTGTTCGTCTTCAGTTACAATAAAAACTTCTTTGTCCATTTCAAAAGCATCCGCTTCAAAAATTGTTATTCCGTCCATTAATTTCATTGTTTCCAATTTCACTTCCATTCCTAAAAGTGTTTTGATTTGATTAATTACGCTTGTTTTCATATTTCGTGTTTTGTTTATTTTAAATATTTTGTTGTTATATTTTGCACATCCTTTTTTACTGAAATTATCATTGCTTCCGCTTTCTCAATTTCATTTGGTTTTTGAGTAATTCCTAAATCTTTGGCTTGTGCATTAAATTTATTTAAATTTTTTTCTAAATTATCAACTATAAATTTTACTTTATCAATTTCTTGACTCATTTTAATTTTCGTGCTTTCAATCATTGCACGTTCCTTTACTACTGAATTTATACCATCCAATAAATTATTTTCTGATTTTTTAATGTCATCTAATAAAGATAACTCAACTTCGTGTTTTGCTAATTCCGTTTTATCGGATAATCTGTCGTAAACGTTTTGTAGTGTGTTCATATATTTATAATTTAATTGTTTATTATTTGTTGTATTTTCAAACTTAACGTCCTTGTCGTGTATAAGTTTTAACGTAATTTTTACTTGACTTTAATTTGCTATTTCGTGTTTTTGCGTGTACTCCTGCACGTTTAACTTTTGGTTTTTTAAGATGAACTTTAACGTTAGTTTGCTTCGCCATTTAAAATAATTTCTTTGATTTTGTCCATTAAAATTTGCTCGTCATTTACTAAACTCATTTCGTATTTGTCTGCAAAATAACCTTCAATAGAAAATCCTTTTACTTCGCCTAACTTAACTTTGTTCCAAATTTCATCGTTGTTTACTTTCATAGAAATTACCCAAGTACCTTTTGGAAAATTAAATCCGTAGTTCGTGCTTTTGTCGTTTTTTCCTTCTGTAATCCAACTTTCGACAACCGACATTCCGTCTAACTTTTGTTTGTGTTCTAAAGTTGCGTTGTTCTGGTTGCTATTCATAAAGAATAATTCACTTGCTTTTCTTACAGTTGCTTCACTAAAATAAATATAGTATTCTTCGTTCTTGTCGTTCTTGCGGTAAATTTGTTTATTAGGAATTAAAGCTGCACCCATTAAAATACGCTTTTCAGCATCAACTTCTTTTAACTCTATTTCGTGTTTTTTAAGTGCTATAAAGTCGCTTTCGATTGCAGGACTTGACACTACTGAAACTGCGTCTATTCCGCTTGTCTCGTCTTTTTCGTCAATTATTAATTCAACTATTCGCATATCTATTTAATTTAATTATTGTTTGTTTGTTGTATTTTCTAACCGCCTAAAGTTGCGTTGGCTAACCTGTTCCTATCTAACGCTTGTTGTGAAGTTACTTGTCCTGAAACAACATAAGCTTGTATTGGTTGTTGGTTTAAACTTGCAAGTTGATTAACGCCACTTTGTCCAACTACGTTAAATTGTGGTGCTGACATTGTTGGAACTGTTGCACCGCCACCACCACCATCGCCACCGCTTGGAACTGCTGTTCCTTGAAATTGTGTTGACATAATTTTTTTAACAGCAACTAAACCACCTGCTGTTGCTATTCCTGCTGCTATTCCACCACGAACAGGACTTGAAATATCAGGTGGTAAAAACTGCGATTTGTAAGCGTCTCGTGCTGCTGCAAAAGTTGAAATTAACGTACTTGCAATTTGAAACTTTTTGTTTAATTCAAATGCTTTTTTTGCGTTTGCATTGTTTTTAATTATTGCTTTTTGCTTTTGTGCGGTTGTAAGGTTTTCGTTTGCTAAAACTTTGTCGTTTATTTCCTTGTATTTATTTTCGCTTATTGAAGCTAAATCTTGCGTTATGCTTAAAATTTGCGTCATTGACTCAATTATAAACTTTAGGTTTCTTTCCCTTAAATTTGTTTGGTCTTGTAACTCTTTTTTTAATTGCTCCGTTGACTTATCGCTAATTGCTTTTTCCGCTTGTAGTCTTTTAGTTCCTTCACTTACAATATCACTAATAACAGTTGAAGCGCTGTCTCGTCTTATATAACTTTGTTCTTCTTTTTCTTTTTTTACTACTTTGGTAACTTCCGGTTCGTCTTTTTTTACTTGTTCAACATATTTTTTACCACCTTGTGTTAATTTGTCAATATTTTTTTCCGCTTTGTTTAACGCTATTCCATAATTTTCAAATCTTGTTTCTGCGTCTGCTAAACTTTGTTTATTTTTTTCTAATTCTTTATTTAATTTTGAAATTGAAATTGAAGCTGACAAAGACGCCTTATCAGTTTGTGATAAACCTGAAATACCACCAATAGAAGTTTCCTTTGCTTTTTTAATGTCTTCAGCATTTTGTTTTTGTTGTGAAGCAATATCTTTTTCAGTTTTTAATATTTTGGCTTTTAACTCATCTTGTTTTGCAAGGTTTTTTTGTATTAATTCATCGTTTTTTTGTAAAGCATATTTTGCTTTTTGGTATTCTAAATAAGATGCTAATTCAACATTTAAAGCATTTTGAAATTTTGTTTCATCCTTAAGGTTTTTAATTGTAGTTCCGTAGTTATCATTTATTTTTTTAATTAATTTAACTCGTTCTTCAGAATTTACATTTGTAGCTTTTAGCTGTGAAATTAAAGAAGCAAATCCAGAACTTTGTTTTGCTATTTCTTCACGTTGTTCTTTTGCTTGTTCACCAATTACTTTTTGTTGTTCAGCATATTTTTCACTTTCTTTTGTCGAAAACCCAACAGCTTTACTTATGTCTTCCCAATAAGTATAAACAAGACCTAATGAAACAACAATAAGTCCAATGCCTGTTGCACTTACCACCGCCTTTATTTCAGTAGCTAACGCCCTAATAGCAGGGATTGCTTCTCTTATTCCTTGAATACCTTGTTGAATAGCCATTGCAGCTTGTACCTTTAACAACGCTTGTTCAACTTCTTTTGATTCAGAACCGAACGCTGCAAACGCACCTTGAGCTAAAGAAAATCCGGAAGTTACACCACCTAATGCGCCACCTAATTTTTGACCCATTGTTGTAGCGGCAGCGTCAACTGCCATATCCGTACTAATTTGAACTTTTCTAAAATCTCCAACACTTTTTAATAAGTCTTTATATTCTTGCGTCGTTGTTTGCCCTGCGTTTGCAAGTTCATAAAGTCTGTCTTCGGCTTCCCCCATTCTTGTTGTAAGCGGTTGAAGTTCTTCTCCGTACCTTTCAGCAAAAGTTGCAGCTTTGTCAAACTCTTTTCCGGCTTCTTTTGTAGACTTTGATAACGCGTCCATTGACTTAACCGCATCCTGTGTCTTTACTTCAATTTCAATTATTTTCTTTTCAGCCATTATTCTTTAGTTTTTTTTCTATTAGTCTTTTACGTTGTGCTTGTTTCCATTGTTCTTTTATGGAAGTAGTAAATTTATATTTACCTTTTGCTATGTCAATGTTTTCACTTTCTCCGTAAAAATCACTTAATAAAAGCATTTCAATTATTTTGTTTATCATTGTTCTATTATTATATAATTTGTTTCCGTGTTTCCGTTAGAAAAATCGCTATCTAAAGTTATTGTAATAATTCTTGTTGAGTTTGCAGGAACTGTTATTTTTAAATAACCTTCACTTGTAAATAAAACGCTTGACAAAGTAACGTTACTTGCGTTTGCGCTTTTTCCAACCCTTACTTGTGTAGCGCCATTACTAAATAAAATTGCCATACTGTGAACACTTCCGCTTGGTTTACTTGTTGTATGAACAATTGGATTTACATTTGCAAAATCACTAATTAAAGTAAAATCTACATCACCTGTTGTTAAGTCGCTTTGCATTTCATTTATTAAATAACGTTTGTCTCTAATTATAAGACGGTCGTTTAATTGAAGTTGTGTAAGTAAAGAAACAGGAAGTACCGTTTTAACTTTTACAAGTCTGTTTTTTGGGTTGTATAAATTAGTTAAATAACTTTGATAATATAAAGCATATAAAGTATTTGGATTTTCTACATTGTAAAAACTTGAAATTTCTACACCAAAATTTAACGTCAAAGAAAAAATTCCACCTTGAATTAAAATTTCGCTATCTTGTCCAAATGGAACGTATTCTGCTATGTTTGCTTGTCCGTTCCAATGTATTTTGTTTCCTGCTGTTAAAGTTGTTAGTGTGTTCATATATAACAAAACAGGTTTAGGAATATAAGGCGCAAACTCTTTATTTAAACAATAACCAACTTGCAAATTATTTCCGAAATTGTTATGTAATAAATTTTCAAATGGACTTTGTATTTTATATTCACCGCCGTCAAATGGATAATTTTCTTTCGTGTTTCCGTAGCCGTGTGCTAATAAATTAGCAGGACTTTCAAGGAAATATTTATTTATAAAACTTTCGCTATCTTGGTATTTAAACTCTATTAATTTATAAAGTTTTAACCTTTCAATTTCAATACTTGTTACATCAGTAAATTTTGTTATGTCTATTACTGCACCTTTTTTATACCAATCTTGTATTGGTTCAAATGTAAATACGTTCTTTGTTTTAGAATATACAGTCATATTAAACTCGTTGCATATTCCTGTTATAAAATCCGATATTTTCATATCTGGAGCAAGTCCTTGTAAATCAGTAAACGAAGTTGTTGTAACGTTATTTGTATAAAATGTTGTTTCTGCTTTGTAATTTTGCCATTCATTAACGCCTACAAAATATTGCGCCCAATATTGATATTCTAAAGTATAAAGAAACTTAAATGTAAGCGTCTGCGCTGATTCGCTACGAAGTTTAAAAGTATAAAATACGTTGTTGCTTGTTGTTTGTTCTAAATTAATTATAGTATAATCTAAACCAAGTGCAGGAGTTACTGTTAAAGTTTGAGTATATATTCCATTTTTATAAACGTCTAAAAAACAATTTGAAAGTACAGGAGACGCGCCATCATAAACTATATTTAAAGAATGTGAAACTGTTCCGTATGTGTTTGGTGTTCCTGTAAATACGTTTGCACCACCATAAAACGGAGTTACAAAAATTGTGTTAAACGTATTATTTATTGTATTAAATGCAGTATAAGGACTTGGAACAGGTGTTGTTGCAGGTGGTGTTGTAACATAAAAAGTTTCTGTAAAAGTTGAACCTGCAATTTTAAAAGTAACGTTTGCCGGTTGTGTGATAAAATTAAACTTTTCTTTATTCTTATAATATAAAAATGCTTTTCTAAACATATCTGAAGTTAGAAAAATTCCATTAAAAGTTATTCCATATTCCGCTTCTATTAAATCAAAAATACTTGCTACACGAACTGCAGGAAACAATTCATTATATTCTATTTCCCCTGCATTATTGCCTATGTTATCTGAATTATTTATAGGGTATTCAAACCATTCTGGACAATTGTCTTGTGGTAACGGTTGACTTCCGTTAAATTGCCAAATTCTTTTTGAAGTTATTAATGGGTATCTAACATCATAATCTGTTGTTGAACTGTCTATTGTAACACGGTCGTAAACTTCTTGGTTTGTATAGTCGTGGTCTAAACTTGTGTGGTCTAATTGGCTTAATTTGTCTTCGTTAAAATAGTCTTTTAAACTTACACCTGCTCCGTAAAATGTTACTGAATAACTATCTGCACTTCCGTTTTTTAGGTTCGTCTTTTCGAGCTGAATTTTACCACGTCTAAATAACACCGTGTCAACTTCTATATATGCGTTGTATCGTTTTTGATAGTCAATAGTTGCGTTTACATCGTTTTGGTAAAAGTGCTGAAATATTGCGTTGTTTGTAGGTGAACACGGAATTGTAAACCCTTGTGAATAGTCCGTAAATATTTTACTTATATCCGAAATGTTTTGAATGGTTGAACTTACGGAAATCTTCTCATCGTTAAATAATTCTAAACGTGAAAATTCTAACTCGCTCTGTGCTAAAGCCGTTTCTATAAATATTGCTACTTGCCTTTTCATTAAATAACTGAATTAATAACATCAAATGCAAACTCAAATTCCAAACTATAATTTATTTGTTTCGTGTTTATATGCTTAAACAACTCCGTGCTTTTAGTGTTAATCTTTGCAGGTTTATTGTCTATTAAAATTCGTTCGCTTAACATTATTTGTTTTAAAACTTCCTTCCAATTTTCGTAAACCCAACCTGTATTTACCTTAACACTTTTTTTGCCGTTAGCGTTAAATACTTTTCTTTGTCCTTCCTTTACGTTGTAGCTAAAACTATCAGTTTGCATCAAATTGTATTCCGTGTTTTCAACGCTAAAGTTGTCGTTACTTGCTTTAAAGAAAAACTCTCGTTGCCAAGCTCCATACTTGTTTACAAAGTCAATTATAACAGGTGTATATTTACATTCTTCTTGTGGGTAAAAATACCAAGTCTTTTGCACTACTGAAGCGGCATTTAAAATTTCAACTTTATTTCCAACTAATAATTCGTTTGGTGACGTTCTTACTCGTGGTATGTCAAAAGTTCCATTTGATATTGATAAACTTGTAAACGTTCCTGTGCTTAAATTTGTGTATTTTGCAGTAAAACTCGCGCCGCCTGTTACTCGTATCTTACCGGGGTCTGAAGTTGGGTTGTAGTAATAATTTCCTGCGTCAAGTCCGTAATCTAAATTGTCAAAGTTAAATCCTTGTTCGTAATATGAATAACCGTCAAATGCTATGTAATCAATTGTATTTAATGGTGTATAAGTCAAACCTACTAATTTATAACGTTTAACCCTTACGTTTACTCGTTCGTTTGTTGGGCTTGTTACCGCAGCGTTTCCACCTGCTGAACAACTTGCAAAACGTATGTATTCGCGTATGTATGGCGATATGTCGTAAAGTGTTTCAACATTGTTTGAAGCTGGTATTAATTTACTTAACGTGTATTGTGGACTTCCTGTAAAAGAACCATTTGCTAAAAACAATTCTACTTTAGAACCGTTTTGCCCTGTTTCTGCAATCCTAATCAAATACGGTGAACGTGCAAATATATTAGCCATTATTTCTTTTCGTTTTTAAATTGTGTTTGTTTAAATAAATTCATTGCATCCAACCCAAACTTTTCAATAAGTTCATCCGGCAATCTTTTAAATGC